ATCATCTAATTTGTCTAACTCCCAAGGCATACCTATAAATCCAGCTAAAAAACTACGCCAAAGACGTGAAGGAATATTATTTTTCAAAAATAAAGCCACAATAGTTTTTTCTTTTGATGCTTCTATTAATTTTTTAAATCCTTGAAATGCTAAGAATTTAATTAAGATATCATTTACTTCTTCGTCATCAAGTCCGGCAAGGTTTAATTTTTTTATGTCCATTTTTTTAATTTAAAAATTCGATACAAAATTACAAATAGTTTTTGAAATATCAATACGTAAAACACTTAATTTTTATTTTTTTTGTAAAATAATTATACGTAATTTTGCTTCGTATTTATATATCTGCATGAATATTCAGTACAACCCTCATTTTCAGGGTATTTTTGATACTAAAAAATTCTACATCGTTGCATGGGGCGGTGGAGGCTCTGGAAAATCGTATTCTATTCAACAAAAGATTGTATATCGTGCATTATCAGAGGATAAAGAAGCTCATAAATTCTTAGCGTTAAGGAAATTCAAAACTACCATTGACCATTCAATTTGGGATTTATTTATACATATTATTGACCTTTGGGGAGTTAAGAGTAGAGTTTCGATAAATAATACGAAGCATGAAATAAATTTTGATAACGGCAACGTAATTATTTGTTCTGGACTTGATGAACCGGAAAAATTAAAATCCATATTTAATGTAGCTTGTATTTTCTTTGAGGAAGCAACCGACTTTGATGAGGAGGACTTAAACCAAGCTGTCGCACGTTTAAGAGGTGATAGTAAGTACTACAAACAGATAATATTAGCTTTTAACCCTATTTCTGAAACCCATTGGCTTAAAAAGAATCTCATAGACAAGCAAACGAAAGATATGTTTGTAATTTGGTCAAACTATAAGCACAATATCTTTAGAGGTGAAGGCTATGAGGACAGAATGAAGGAGCGTTACTCTACCAACGAAAACATGTATCGTATCATGGTGGATGGCGAGTGGGGTAGGATGGTAACCGGACTTGAGTTTTACCCAAGATTCAACTACAAATTACATGTAATGGAACGTGATATAATTCCCAATATGCCATTACATATTTCTTTTGACTTTAACAGGCTTCCATATCTTTCTATTTCTGTTTGGCAGGTTATTAAGATTGATAATATTTATCATGTCAATAATATTGACGAAATGGCACTAAAACCTCCTGATAACGAAACTGAATACGCTTGTAAGGCATTTTTAGATAAATACGGTAAATTTTTAGAAGACAACAATCAGATACTTTATATATATGGCGATGCTTCTGGTCGTCAAAAAAGAACTGAAAGCCATTATCATAATTATGATATAATCGAAAAGGAGTTACAACGATATTTAAGAAATTATTCATGGCGAGTACCTGCCTCAAACCCTCCGGTAGGTCAAAGAAAAGATTTTATCAATAGAATTTTAGCGGGAGGTTATCCCGATATAAGTTTAGCTATCAACCCTAATAATATGTTTATGATAGATGACCTTCAAGGCGTATTAGAAGACGTTACAATGGGCGACGTTCCTTCGGTAAGGAAATATAAGAAAAGAGTAAAAGACCAAGTTACGGGGCTTATTTTTGAGGAACTGGGGCATTTTTCTGATACTTTTGATTATTTTATTTGTGAACTTTTTATAAAATACTTTGAAGATTATACGTATTCTATGAAAATGTTGTAATTTTGTAAAAAATTTGATATGAAAAAAAATAAAGATATTTTTAAGCCAGTTTTAGAAGGTAAGAGGCACGAAAACTATGACCGTTCAGTTAAGTTATCTAAATTATACTTCACTATTATTACTGGCGAGGGCATGGATGAAATGCTAACCGAGGTGGCAGGAATAGAGACGCCAGAACTCTTTAAGCAACGCAAAAAAATAACCAAACACATTACTAAAACCGCTTCAAATAACCTTATTTCCCCTCAATATAAAGTTCCAAGAGCAAATAACATCCAAAGGATTATTCGTTACGATGACCAGGAGCAAACAAATAAACTTAACGGATTTATAAATAAATTCTACGGGAGTAAATCGGTTGACGCTTATTTAAATGAAGAATATATAAGATTAAACAATTTAGACCCTAATTCATTCATGATTATTAATTGGGGTAATGGAATAACTCCTTATCCAGTAGTATATTCTGCCGAAGAGGTACTTGATATTAATTACGATAAACACGTACTTGATTATGTAATATGTAAGGGGCAAACTAAATACCCTGAAAAATCGGTTGACCACTGGATTGGATTTTTTACCGACGGTTCTATGACTGTTGAAAAGTGGGATAAAGAAATACACAAAGGAAAGCAGATAACTAAAATTGGAGAATTAGAATATTATATAACCGAAACATCACATACAAAAGGTTATATCCCTGGTGTAATTATTGGTGAAAAAAGCGATGATGTTACACGTGGCGCTCTTAAGGTTTCCCAGATTGACAATGCAATGCCTATCTTTGAAAAGATGATTAAGCCAAATTCTGAACTTGACCTTACAATGGCTTTATTATGCTTTCCTAAAGAAATTAGTTTTGGCATTCCTTGTAATAATAAAGATTGTAATAAAGGGTATCTGCCAAGTGGTGATGTATGCCCCGACTGTAAAGGCACAGGTTTACAATCTACCACGTCGGTTCAGCACGCTATAAAGGTGGCGATGCCAAACCGTGGAGGTGATATACCAGACCTTCATAATTTTATGGTTCAAATATCCCCTGATGTTGATATTGTTAAGTTCCAACATGAGTACATTAAAGATTTAACAGCACAATCATATGAAGCTGTTTATAATTCTCAGATTTATTCAAGAAAGGAAATAGCCGAAACTGCCACTGGTAAAAATATAGACCTTCAAAATATTTATGACGCTCTTTATCCGTTAGCCGAGGGGTATGCCAGAACATGGGAATTTATCGTTAAGACAATAGCTGACATTTATAACATGTCTGAGGGATTAACTGTAATGTATAAATTCTCACGGGACTTTAAAATGAAGGGAATCACCGAGATATTAACTGATATTAAGTTGATACATGATGGCGGTGCTGATTCATTTGTAAAAAGAGAATGTGAAAAAGACTTGGCACGTATATTCTACGCTGATAAACCGGATGCTTATAATAAATTCCTTACGATGGAGGAGTTTTTCCCATTTAATGGCAAGACTGATGCTGAAATACAATATTTACTTACAGTTGACTTTGTGTCAAAAGAACAAAAGGTTCTTTATGCTAATTATGGATGGATATTTGATGAATTATCTCGAATAGACGACAAGTACTTCTTTTATACGAGTGAAAAGAAACATAAAATTTTAATGGATAAAGTTAGTGAGATAATCGCAGCGATGCCAAAAACCCCATTAATTACAGATATAAATGGAACTGGACAAAATACTAAATAACGCCATAGAATACAGTGATAAGGAATCTGACAGGCTACAAAAAGCCTTATCGGCGGCTATTCTATTATTTGTGCTTTCCATGCCAACCAAGGGCGGGAAAATAAGCGGTAGAGGTAATCTTAATCCGGTACTTGATAAATGGAAAGATGATTATGCTATTTTTATAGCAAGTCTTATTCCTTATATTAAAGATATTGAAAGGTCGGTTTATGAATATTATAAACAGCCAATACCCGAAAAGTTTAATACAAACATAAATAGTTACTTACAAAACGTTTACGATATAAATTCGATAGAAATAACTTTAGAAAATTATATATATCGGGCGATAATTTCCGGTGAAGACGTTCAGGTATTTACTAAAGATATTGTTAAACTAATTGATGGGGGATTGGTTAAAAATATTATAAACACTTATATAACCGATCTGTTTGCTGAATACGCTCGAATACTAATTAATTCCATTGCAGATGAATTGAAGTTAAAAACCGGAACATATTTGGGTGGATTAACTAAGGATTCACGGGAATTTTGCGTGGAGCGAAACGGAAAAAACTTTACAAGAGAAGAAATAGAAGACTGGAATAAATTAACATGGCACGGGAAAATACCAGGAATTGACGTTAAAACTCAATGTGGTGGTTATCGGTGCGTGCATTATATAATTTGGAGCTAATGGATATAGTAGTGGAACTACCTGATTACGATATAACTTCGGGGGGTATTATGCGAACATTAAAAGTTGTTATGGAGCTACCTCATTATTCGCCGGAAAGTGGAGGGATAAGAGATAACCTACTAATAGCCGAAAAATTTAATATGCAGGTTAGATTTCAAAATCTTTCCTGTGGTTATCCCGATATAAAAACAAATTGGACAGTTGGGTTTCCTGACCATACATTTCCTAA